GCTTAGTCGCTGCCCTGAGTGCCTGCAGCTCTATGAAGCAGGCTTGACCCTAGGCTCAGGCTAGGATAGGATCGGCAGGAAAGGAAGCCAGCCATGAAAACAGCAGATACATTCGAGTCGGTCCCAAAGGTCGAAGGCGATCTTCGGACCTTCTACCCGAACAAGCCTCTTGCCCAGACCGCCGCCAATCGGGGGCAGGAGGAATACGGCGCGCTCGGGGTATATTCGGCCACCGCCCAATTCGAGCCGGATCACGGCTTCGTCGCCGTCCTCTTCTCCGAAGTCAATATCCCAGCCGCATGGGATGCCGGGTTTGAGGTCGTCCTTCCCTTCCGCCCGGTTAAGACCCCAGACGATTGGGCCAGCAAGAAGAAACCGCCCCGCGTAGCGGCTGATGGAACAGCCGCGGTGGAGGCCGAGCCTCGATCGGGCGCTACCGCCCGCGTCCACACTATCGCCGAGGAGCTATTTCAGGCGGGCACAATTGCCAACCGATCCGGCCGCGGGGCGGTTGTTGACGCCTGCATTGCCGCCGGAATCAATCCGTCCACCGCTTCAACGCAGTGGTCAAAATTCGCAAAACTCAAGGGCTGGTAAATTGAATACATGGACGATCTGTAACTGCTATGACGCAGCAAGACTTACCGAATGGGCGCGGCTGCGGGGATACCGCATCGCTGCCCTCTTCGGAGCCGATAACAAGATATTCATTCGCGGTCTTGTATTCTGCTGGACCGAGGATTTGGCCAGACTGAGAACACGCGTTCCATCCGAGTTCAGCCTTGCCCCTATGCCGGAGATAACCGGGGAAGAGGCGACCTGCTCTGATACGGCACTAATCGAGCTGATGCGTCGCGTCCACGCCCTAACGGGGGCCAAGGCCCCCGAAGAGGTAAGGAAGCTGCCGAAGGTCGGCGACATCGTTATGGTTTACCTGCCCCCGGTCTTTGAAGGGGTGCCGGGGGAAGTCGAAAGAGTGTCCCCCTCCACCGGAAACGTCCGGGTTCTGATGGCGGGTAACTTCTGGACAGTCCCGTGGCATTTATTGGCCCCAAAAATAACTCCTGAAAATCATTAAATAACTGTTGCCTTCATTTTTCCCCTGCCTTATCTATGACCCCACATATAGGTGTTGGGGCTTGTGGCAGGCTCCAGTCGCCGTTGAAGCAAAAAGCAGAGTGACCTGTAGTGCTACGCAATGAGGGGATGTGAGATGACCAAGTAAAGGTGAGACCGATGTATGACCGTTCTAGGATCCAGAGGCCCCGGCAATTTTATAGTCCTGAAGACTTCTTCGCTGAGGCCGCAAAATACTTTGAATGGTGCAACGACAATCCTCTGCTTGAGGAACAAGTCTGGCAATTCAAGGGCGGGATCGTCCGCGCCAACAAATCGAAGGTTCGCCCCTATACGAAAAAAGGGCTGGCGATCTTCCTCCATATCCCATCGAGCCGCCTTGCTGGTTACGCTGCCCGCGGAGAAGGGTGGAGCGATGCAGTCGAGATGATCGACGAGATAATCTACACCCAGAAATTTGAGAACGCAGCAGCAGGGCTTTTGCAGTCAACGTTTATTGCGCGCGATCTTGGTCTGGCCGAGAAGCAAGAGGTTACAGGGGCAAATGGGGGTGCAATCGAGCTTGGAATCAGCACCCGCGAACGCATCGCTGGCCGAATTGCTGGCCTCGCAAAGCGACTCGGACCGGCAGGAGATATTGACGGGGCTGAGTGAAGAGGAGCTGGCCGAACTCGAATACGACTGGCGGTTCTGGGGCCGACCGAATCAGATCGCCCCGGAAGGGGGCTGGTCCACATGGCTCGCGATGGCCGGGCGGGGCTTCGGTAAGACCGAGGCAGGCGCTCAATGGATCAGGCAACGAGTCGCCGGCGGGGCGATGGATATTGCCCTGATCGCCGAGACTCAAAAAGACCTTGACAGCGTTATGGTCCCGCGCCTCCTCTCGATATACCCGCCGCATGAGCGGCCGATCGCTACCTTCAAGCCTACAAAAGTCCGGTGGCCGAACGGGGCGCTGGCAACAGGCTATAACGGCACCGAGCCTGACCAGCTACGCGGCCCCGAATTTGATACAGCTTGGGTCGACGAGCTGGCGAAATACCGCTACGCCCGCGACACTTGGGACATGTTGCAGTTCACTATGCGGAAGGGTGATGACCCGAAGGTCTTCGTCAGCACGACGCCTCGCCCGATTGCCGTCCTCCGCGAGATCATGGCGGACAAAACCGCCGTCGTGACGCGGGGCAGCACCTTCGATAACGCGGGCAACCTGCCTCCGGTCTTTCTGGCCAAGCTGAAGAAGCGTTACTCGGGAACACGACTAGGTCGGCAAGAGCTTGAAGCTGAAATGCTTAACGATATGCTCGGTGCCTTATGGAACCGGGACGACATCGACAAGCACCGCCTATCCAAGGCCCCTGATCTAGTCCGCGTCGTAATCGCCGTCGACCCCAGCGGAACGGCTGGCATCGAAGATGATGGAGACCCTATTGGGATCGTGGGAGCGGGAAAAGGCGTCGACGGTCGGGCCTATGTGCTTGATGACTATACCTGCAAGCTCTCGCCCGATGGATGGGGGCGGCGAGCCGTTCAGGCCTATAATACCCTCGGTGCAGATCGGATCGTAGGCGAGCGGAACTTCGGCGGGGCCATGGTCGAACACGTCATCAGGACGGTCGACAAGAGCGTGAGCTACAAGGAGGTGACCGCAAGCCGGGGCAAGGTCGCCCGAGCGGAGCCGGTGGCCGCGCTTTATGAGCAAGGCCGCGTCTCCCATATCGGATCGCTGCCTGAGCTTGAAGATCAAATGTGCCTCTTCGGCACGAACGGATACACCGGAGAAGGATCGCCTGATCGCGCTGACGCTTTGGTCTGGGCGCTTACTGAGCTGATGCTTCAGGATGACGAAAAGTCAGCCGGAATTTTTCTGCGAAAGAAGAACAGATGAACCCCTTGAAGATGATCATAAACGCGGCTCGACGCGTGGAAAACATGTATCCGGGTTATTTTCAAAACTCCAAGCACGATCACAACAAAGATTTCGGCTATCCCGACTTGGTTGATTTCACGTCGACCTATCAGCGCTATATCCGGAACGGGATCGCCAACGCAGGCGTCGAGCAGACCATCTTGAAGACTTGGCAGGACAACCCCGAGCTTTGGGAGAATAAGAAGGCCGCGGAGACCTACGACGAAAGCGAGATACGACAGAAGTTCGATGACCTCCGCCTCTGGCAGAAAATGGCGGAGGCCGACCGCCGGGCAATGGTCGGCGGCTATTCCGGTTTGATCCTCCGTTTCGCTGACAGCAAGCAATTCGCTATGCCTGTCGATACAGTAAGCGGAGGGCTTGACGGTCTTGTCGATGTCATCCCCGCTTGGGCTGGTCAGCTCAAAGTCTCGGCTTGGAATACGGACCCCCAATCGGTCGACTACGGCCAGCCGACTATGTATAACTTCAACGAGGCCGAGGTCGGAAACACCCTTGATCAGGTCGCCAAAAATCGCAGCTTTGAGGTCCACCCGGATCGCGTCTTCATCTGGTCAAAAGATGGGACGGTTCATAACCGCTCGATGCTGGAGCCGGGTTTCAACAACCTGATTGACATGGAGAAGATCAGCGGCGCAGGCGGCGAAGGCTTTTGGAAGAATGCCAAGAGCGCGCCTGTTATCGAGGCTGATTCGGACGTCACGATCGCGGACATGGCAAAGGGAATGGGCGTCGAAATTGACGCTATCGCCGACAAAATGAACGAGCAGGTTGAAGACTTCAATCGCGGGTTCGACGCTATGCTAATGCTGCAGGGTATGAGCGCGAAAACGCTTTCGATTACGCTGCCCCAGCCGGAAGAGTTTTTCAACATTCCGCTGCAAGTGTTCGCCGCCTCCATTGGTATCCCGATGAAGATACTGGTCGGCTCGCAGACTGGCGAGCGCGCCAGCACGGAGGATGCCGAGCAGTGGAGCCGCACCAATATGTCGCGTCGGACAAACGTAGTCCGGCCAAACATTATGTCCTTCGTTCAGCGGCTTGAAAAGTTCCGCATCCTTGCGGCGCAAGACTGGTATCTGCACTGGTCTGATCTGACGGAGGCCAGTATGGCGGACAAGATCGACCGCGCAGATAAGATGGCAACGATCAATCAAAAGTCCGTAGATGAAATCTATACCGTCGATGAAATACGGGCCACAACCGAACATGGCCCGATTGGCGAAATGGGAGAAGACCGAAATGAATAAGCACGTCCGCGTCAACATCCGCACAGTCGTCAATATGACCGGCATTCGACATGAGCGCCGGGACGGCCGCGACAAAATTATTGTTCCGTCGGCAACTCTGCCCGACGGGGTGGTCATGAATAACATTCGCTATCCTGCCGAAGAGATTGCGAAGAGCTTTATGTCTCTGAACCGCAAGCCAGCTCCACTCGGCCATCCAACCATCAACGGGGTCTTCGTCAGCGCTTCAGACCCCGAAGGAATCAACATCGGCTGGATCGGGGCTCACAACGAAAACGTCCGTCAAGAGGGCGGCCGCGTCCTGCTCGACAAGGTGATCGACGTCGCCCGCGCCAACGAAAGCGTTGGCGGCCGCTCCGTCTTGGAGGCTATTGAAAAGGGCGAGCCGATTCACACCAGCACCGGGCTGATGTGCGATCTGGAGGCTGCCGCCGAGGACGAAAAGAAATACAAATACAGCGCCCGCAATATCGACTTCGATCACGACGCTATCTTGCTAGGCGAAGAGGGCGCTGCGACCCCGGCTCAGGGCGTCGGCATGATGGTCAACGCCGGAGGCGAGCAGACCGAAATCGAGGTTATCAATTCAGTGATGGACGATTTCGATCGTGAAGTCGGCTATGCCGTTGATTCGGCATTTCGAGCTGTCGAAAGACAGCAACGCGCCCCAATGTTGGAGCGCATTAAGACCGCAATCATGGAGGCTGTGACCGGCACCCCGCGGGAAACATCTGCAAACACAGGAGACGCAGAAATGGACAAAGCGACATTCGATGCGCTTTCCGCGAAGGTCGACGGCCTCGTGGAAGCTCAGGCAGGCATTGGCGAGACTATCGCTAACGCCGTGGCCGCCGTGATCAAGCCTCTGACGGACAGCATGGCGCTGACCGCCGCGAACCAGAAGGCGAAAGACGACGCCGAGCTGGACG